TCGTCGTACGCGGGCGCCGGGCGTCGATCGGTGCGTCGGAGCACGTCCTCGACGCGGCCATCCTCGAGCAGGCACAGCAGCTCGCGCAGGACCGGCACCAGGTCGATCAGGCGCGCGCTGTCCTGCAGGGCCGCGCGGCCGCCGGCGCGCCAGGCGGCGCCCCACACCGCGGCGGGGTCCTCGGACTCGTGAGGATGATGGTGGCGCCAGGCGAAGAACTGGCCAGCGGCGCTGGTGAGTTGGAGCGGCTTCACGCGGCCTGCTCCTCGACCAGCTGGCACCACAGGATCACGGCCAAAACGTGCTTGCAGTCTCGGCCGCGACCGTGGAGAAAATCGGGGCACGTGCAGGAGTGGCGGTTGACGAGGTAGTAGTGGCTGCCGTCGCTTGACCGTATGCCATAGAGCTTGCGGCCGTCACGGGTGCGGACCTTGGCCCACTGGCCAGCGTCGGCGGCAAGGGCGACGGCCTTCGGGCCGCGCGGGTCGGTTTCAGAAATCAGTACAGTGCTCATTGGTTCGGACCCTCCTATGGTCTGAGCCACGGGCAGGTCGGCGGTGATGACGCTGGCCTGCTCTCTTTGGTTCACGCTACCTATTGTACACGCGCGCGCGACATGCGCGCCACATTTATATGTCCTAGCGCACTAAACAACTTTTTGTGACGTAAGGACATACATTGGACTACACTCGCTTCGTGACCATCGACTTGACCTATACGCGCGTCAGTACCTTCGAGCAGAGCAAGGAAGGCCTGTCGCTCGACATGCAGGCGCGCGAGACCGTACGGCTCGTCGACCAGCGCCGCTCGTATCTCGGCGGCCGGTTTTCCGACGTGCTCAGCGGCGCGCGCTCCGACCGACCTGGGTATCAGGCCCTGCTCGCCGAGATTCGCCGTTTGCGCGCCGCGGGCGAGCAGGTTGGCGTCGTCGTCTGGCGGCTCGATCGCTTCGGCCGCGACCTGGAGGAGCGCGCGCGCTCGTGGAAGGAGCTCGCCAAACTGGAGGTCACGCTGCACAGCGTCAGTGAAGGAGGACATGCCATCGACGAGACCACCGCATACGCGATGGCCTTCGCCGCGCAGGTCCAGCTCACCAGCATCCGCCAGAACATCAAGGGCGCGCTCAAGAACGCGCGCAATCTGGGCTGGTGGACCAGCGGCACGTGTCCCTACGGCTACGTCTGGCGGCCGCGGACCGAAGACGAGCGCGCGCGCGGATCTCCGAAGGGCGTGCTCGACGTGGACCCCATCCCGGCGGCACGCGTCGCTGAGGCCTTCCAGCGACTGGCTGACGGAACCTCCGCCGGGAGCGTGCACCGCTGGCTCGCCAGCCTGTCCGACCAGGAGCGCGGCGGACGAGCGATGCACCGCCGCAGTGTGTTCCTGATGTTCAAGGCGCCGGTGTACATGGGCAGGTTCGAGGAGGATGGACCCGCGGGTCAGTGGCCGGCGATCGTCGACGCGGAGACCTGGCACAAGGCGCAGCACGTCTTCGACGGCCATAAGCCACCGGGCGGTAAGCGCGCGGTGACAGGCCGCTACTTGCTGAGTGGTTTTCTCAAGTGCTCGGTGTGCGGTCATCCGATGGTGGGCTCGAGCGTCAATACCAGCAAGCGGCGCCAGGCGCGTTACCGGTGCAAGCGGCGCGAATACGGCACGCCGTGTGACCAGACCGTCACCGTCGAGCGTGTCGACCAGGAGGCGCTCAGGCGGGTGAGCGAGCTCGTGGACTGGCTGGTTGATCCGCAGAAGCGCGCACAGCTCGTTGCCAGGATCAATGCGCGGCGGGCGAAGGTGCTGCCCAATGAAGAGCGCGAGCGCCGTCAGATCGAGCGTGAGCGCGAACGTGAGCGAACGCGACTCATGCAGGCGATCGACAAGTGGAACGATGGCCGCTTGTCGGATGCCGACTACTACGCGTATCGAGCGACGGTCGAACAGCGTGTGAAAGCGCACGAGGAGCGACTCGCTTCGCTCCTGGCTGCCGCGGAGTTGTCGGAGCCTGAGCCTGAGCTACCGCTGACGCCGGCGCCGACGTGGTTGCACATCCTGCGCAACAGCGTCGATGTCGAGGCGCGTCGGCGGGTGCTGAGCGTCTTCGTGACCGGCGTCATCGCTCGCCGCACGGGCTGGGGCCGGTATGTGGTTGATATCAATCTGACCCCGCTCGGCGAATGGCTGGCGATGTTGACGCCACCAGGACTCGAGGAGGTGAGCTAGCGCGTCGAGCGCGCCGTCGATCTCATCCTGGGTTGGCGGCCGCGGCACGCCTTCCAGTCTGCGGCGACACCACCCTTGCCGGCGGGCCAAAACGCGGACAACTTTGAATTTGTCCGTCAGTACAAGTCTTCGGGCTCGATGCGCAGCGCGCGGGCCAGTTTTCGGACTGTCTGCGGCCAGGCGTCGCGACCACCTTCCAGCTTGATGATCGTGGTGCGCGAGACCTTGGCGCGGTCGGCGAGCTCCTGCTGCGACAGGGCGCGGCGCTGACGTTGCTCGCGTAACCGCGGCACCTGCACGTCCGAAGATGATCGTGTGCGCGACTCAGGCTGAACAGTGATGCCCACGTAGTACCCCAGTGGCTAGATGGTAGCGCCCAAACGCGCCCTTGCGGTATTGTTTGGGTGGCGCTAACGTATTCCTTACCTTTAGGACCAAACAAGGGGGGCTAGCGCACGGGGTAGTGGCGCTACCCCGTGCCAGCGACGGGGCCGCCGAGGGAACGTAAGCCCCCATACATAGAACGGGTGTTCTATACTCTCATCCGAGCATGGGAGCGGTGGTGCAAGCATGGTGGCAGTATCACGTGCCCGACCGTGGACAACTTTCAAATGTCTCCGGATTTGTCGTGCCGGAGCGCATGCCGGTGGCTGAGCATGAAGACATGGGCTCGCGTGACGAGTTGGTGCAGCGCTTGCTGGACAGCAATGATCGGTTGCTCGACATCCTGAAGATGACGCTCGGGTCCGACGCGCACACGGGCCGCGAGCTGCGGCGCTTGCAGGATGATCCCGTGGCGCTGCGCGAGGCCTACGACCAGGCGATCGGGACGTATCAGCCGCCCAAACCCAAGCGTCCAGGACATCGTCCAAATGAGAAGGAGATGCGTGACTACACGGCATTTCGTCTGAGATACCAGGTTCTCGAGCGTGATATTCGACGTGACTTGCACCTCGCGGATGATGACGAAGTCACTCGAGAAATGATGTATGCCCACGGCGGGGAACACCCAAGGGCGATGCTCAATCACATGCTCTGGCATGGACTTGGCCGTCAATGGGGGCCGTCGACGTGGCCCGACCAAGCCCCTGGTATGGCCTGGTAGCGGACAAAAAACTTGTCCTGAAAGCTGTCCGAGTTTTGTCACGCCGGCGGGGGTGCCGGCGATGCATGCTGGGGGGCATGCGAGTCCCTGTCGATGTGCCCGACGAGATAGTCACTGGTCTACGGCGACTGATGCTCCACATCGACCCCAAAAGTTCGGTGCGCGAGCAGGCCGCGCGCATTCTCATCCGCGAAGTCCCCAACGAGCTTGTGCGGCTGGGGCTGGTCGAGTCTGAGGTCGAACCACTCACCGAGGTCGCGTGAGCAGCGATCCCCGCGGCCGCCTGTTCGCGTGGCTGGCCAGACATCCGTCCGAGGCCGGCGCCTTGCGCGACGTGCCGCCCGAGGTGCTCTCGCGGCTGTGGCTCGACGCCTGGCAGGCCGGCTCGTGGGACGCCATCAAACGCAACACGGATCTCGGGCTGAGCCTGGCGCAGATCGTCCAGCGCCTCGAGGAGCTCGCCGAGGTGTACCGCACCGCGGACATCGAACGCGAGGCCGAAGAGAGCTCGGCGTACTGGCCGTCATGATGTTCGAGTTGTTGCCTGGCTGGGCGTGGGTCGGCATTGGCTGGGTGCTGGCGAGCGTGTGCCTGGGCGCGGCGTGCGCGCGGTGGTTCAGGTTTTTACGGTGATTGATGGCGCGTGGCTCAGCGTCAAACGCACCGATGAGCGTGCGTACGCGCTGTACCGCCGGCACTACTCGGCGGCGAAGGGCGCGCGCTGGCGTCGTCCAGGGAACACCAACGTGACGTCGGCGGGCGAGACGATGGTGCTGCTCAGCCAATGCTGCCGGGCGTTGTTCGTCTGGCTGCGGTGCAGCATCGAACGCCACGACCATCAGTCTGGCGTCAATTGCGCCGTGTTTCGCAATGAGGGCGCGGGCCTGTCCAGCGAGTTGATCCAAGAAGCCGACGAACTCGCGTGGCAGCGCTGGCCCGGCGAACGCCACTTCACGTACGTCGATCCGGGCAAGATTCGCCGCAAGCGTGATCCAGGCCGGTGCTTCCTGCGCGCCGGGTGGACAGTCGCGGGTGCCTCGCAGACCGGACTGATTCTGCTGGAGCGGATGGCATGACGCGACTAGCCGTTCTCACGCGGCCAGGGCCTCGCCGGCCACAGGCGTACCGCGTCGCCCCCGCGCGCGGTCCATTCTTCACGCGGGCGCGGCTGACGCAGCTGGAGGGTGCCGGTGAGGAGGAGTTCACCCGCTCCGTCAAGGCGTGCGCGCACTTCTATGACTGGATGGGCTTTCACACGCGCGACAGCGACGGCGTAATGGAGAGCGTGCACCTCGAGCGCCTCGACGGGTTCACCGAGGCCAAGGGCGTGCCGGACTGGTACTGGTGGCACGAGGGGTTCGGCCAGCACTTCTGGTCTGAGCTGAAGGGCGCTAGTGGCCACCTGGGCAAGTATCAGAAGCCCGAGATCGCGTCGATGCGCCGCGGCGGTATTCCCGTGTTTGTCTGGTATCCGCGTGACTGGGCGGACGTCGAGCGCATCTTTCGCTACGGGCTGGAGGGAGCGTAATGCGTATCACACGGGTGAGCGTTGGCGGTGAAAAGCGCGCGTCGGACGGAGACTACGGCAACGAGATGGTCAAGGCGGAGCTTTTTGCTGACCTGGAGCCGGGCGAAGATCCATACACGGCACTCGACAACCTGCTGGGCATGGTGCGCCTCCAACTCGAGCGCGACATGACCCAGTCCGCGAACCTCAAAGTCCGCCGTTCAGTCATTCGTCAGGTGCGTCGCTGCACCCGCTGCCAGGAGCCGCTCGCCGACGATGAGCAGTCCTACATGCACCCGGCGTGTCGCGAGGCGGAGGACGCCGAACGCGAGGCGCGCTACCAGGAGCAGAAGCGCAAGTACGAAGAGCAGGAGGAGCGCGAGCTGGCGGCCGTCGGCGTCTCAGACGATGATGACGACGACGTGGATATTCCGCTGTGACGAGCAAGTCGCTGGTGGTCGGGAAGTGGCACATCATGTTCGACCGCCAGGCCGAGGTCGTGGCCCACGTATGCGATCAGCATTACCGCATGGGCCAGTCGATCGCGTGTCCGGACGCGCTTCCGAACGGTGACTGCGAGCACGTGCAGACCACCCGCTGCGACTGCGCCGACGAGGTGCCGTGCGGGGGGTGCCTGGACTGATGAGCGACCGTTGCCGAAGTGCGATCAGTCTGGGCTGGTATCCGGGGCTGATTACGGCGCCCGCGGACACGGCGGGTCTGCACACGCGCTGCTCGCTCGATGACGGCGATGGTCACCAAGAACACGTCGGCAAAGGACTGGCCGTGTACGACTACCAGCGCTGGCACTGGTTCACCGGCGACCGTCGCACGTACGAGACCGACATCTCCAATGAACACGCGTGGGAAGGTCAATGAACGACGAGCAGCTGCGCGTGGGCCTCGTCGTGTTCGTGTTCGTGGCGCTCGTGGTGCTGTTCATCGCCAGGAGCATGGGGTGAGAGTGCTCTCGCTGGGTGCCGGCGTGCAATCCAGCACGTTGCTGCTCATGGCACGCGAGGGCGAGCTGGACCTGGATGCGGCGGTTTTCGCTGACACCCAGTGGGAGCCGGCGGCGGTCTACGCCCACCTAGAGTGGCTCGAGTCGGTCAGCTCGGTGCCGATCGAACGCGTGACGCATGGCGACATCCGCGCCGACACGGTGGCAGCGACGCGCTTCGCGCCGCTGCCCGTCTACGTCCAGCAGGCCGACGGCTCGCAGGGCATGGGCCGGCGGCAGTGCTCCAAGGAGTACAAGATTTATCCGATCCGTCGCTGGCTGCGCGACCGCGGCGCCTCGCGGACCAACCCCGCCGCGCTCGTCTTTGGCATCAGCCTGGACGAGCACCAGCGCATGCGCGATTCGGGCGTCGGCTACGCGGTGCACGAGTACCCACTCGTCCAGCGGCGCATGACGCGCGGCGACTGTCTGGTGTGGCTCGGCCAGCACGGCTATCCGCAGCCACCCAAGAGCGCGTGCATCGGCTGCCCGTACCGCCGCAACAGCGAGTGGCGCAAACTGACGCCGGCCGAGTTTGCGGATGCCGTCGCCTTCGACGCAGCGATCCGCCAGCAACGTGGCTTCCGTGGGCAGCAGTTTGTGCACCGCTCGTGTACGCCGCTGCTCGAGGTCGACCTGCGCAGCGAGCAGGACCGCGGCCAGCTGGACATGTTCGAGGAGGAGTGCGAGGGAGTGTGCGGCGTATGACGCGGTTCCTCGCGGGCGCGGTCTTCGGCGCGGCGCTGATGCTGGTGGGTGGGGCCGCACTAGGCTTGCACGCCCAGGACCCGCAGACCGACGTGCAGCAAGCGGCCAGAGCAGCCGGCGTCGACCCGGTGGACCTGGCCGGTGCGGCCAACAGCGTCGGTGTCGACCCGTGGGTGTACGCGCGCTCGGAGGGCCTGCTCGAGTCGGCGGTGACGAGTGAGAAAAGCAGGCCGCCGGTAGTGGCCGCCTCACCACCGGCAGCGCCGGCGGTGTCCGCGCGCGTGGCGTGCATCATCCATGTCGAGTCGAAAGGCGACCCGTCAGCCCACAACCGTTCGGGCGCGTCCGGCCTCGGCCAGTTTCTGCCGTCGACGTGGGCAAGCACCCCACAAGGCCGGGCAGGCCTGTCGGTCTACGACGCCGCGGCCAACCGCGCCGCCATCCAGTACATGCTCGATGCCGGTCGGGCCCGTGAATTCGATGCCGTGCGGTTTTATGGGTGCTGATGCCTGACTTGATCGCTCTGGCTGACGAGATTCGACTGCTGGAGCAGGAAGCTCGAGACGGTCAACGTCCACCGATAGAGATTCAACTTGCGATTGGCGAACATCTCCTCGCGGCTAAGACGATGCTTCGGCATGGTGAATTTCTAGATTGGCTCGCTGTCAGCAAATTCGAATATAGCGAGCGACACGCTCAGAACCTGATGTTGCTTGCTCGAAATCCGCAACGCGTTGCGGATTTGGGCACAGAGGTCAGCCTGCGTGCGGCCGTCGCGGCGATTGCGGAGACCATTCGCCAAAAACGTAGGCTCGATGTCGGTGACGAATGGACACAGGAAGAACTTGAACTCCGCGAAACACTTGAGTCCGGCGAAGCCATAATCGTCAATTACGACCGCCACCAGCGCCTGATCGCCTGGGCTGACGAGGCTGGGCTGTTGGTTCGAATCGACCGTAAATCCATCTGGGGCAATCCCTATGTGGTGGACGAGGACGGGACTCGTGCAGAGGTGATTGCCAACTATCGGGACCACTACCTGGACTTCAAGCCCAGCCTGTTGATGCGTATCGGTGATGACCTGGAGGGGAAAGCCCTGGCGTGCTGGTGTGCGCCAGAGCCATGCCATGGTGACATCCTGCTGCACACGCTGGAAGGATTACTCATCCAGGAATCGATGCCGTCGCACACGGGCATTCTGGTGGACATGCTCAACGAGAAAGATGGTCGTTGAAGACTTCGTGATGCTGGGCAAGACCGTTCCTGAGCCGAACTCGGATGGGCGGGTCTTCGTGTGCTCAGCTGGTGTGTCGGCGGAATTGAAAACGCTGATGCGTATCTATCCGCTCGCACGACGAGACGCCCCAGAGCGCTGGTCGATCAACCGGGTTCAGGTTGAGCGAAATCTGCGGGACAACCGAATTGAGTCCCGGAAACTTGCCGGTGACCGTAGCGTAGGGATGCACGATCGCATCAATCTGACTTTTCCATCGCGTCGGTGCGGTGAAAGAGAAAGATCGGCCGGTGCTGCTAAGTAAGTACGTTGTGCCGAGTATCAAGGTTGCAAACGAACGTCGGATGTCACTAGCGGTGATCCATCCGTTGCAGACTCCCTACCTTCGGTTCGATTTCAATCCATCACCCGGCGACGTGCCGCGATTGACCTTATTTGATGACGACATCATCAAGCGAGAACCAGACCCAGAGAAGCGATTCCCATATATGCCGCGTCTGGAATTCCGTGACCAGGATGGGTTCCACCGGTTGATGTTGCGGGACTGGGGTTGCTTTGAGTTTCTCCGCAAGTATCCCGAGCGGCGAGAGGAGTTGTCTGAGGCACTGCACCTTGGCCCGCGCAGCTCGCTTATGGTGGGCAACATGAACAATAAGCGCAACGCTTGGCTCATCATTTCTGTCGTCCAAGGTCTGCGCTCTGTTCAGGCAACGATGTTCGATGAGGAGTACGCATGACCCAATCCAACGGCACGGCGCTGGCCGTACCGGCGCTCTCGGACAAGCAGCTCCGCACTCGTTTGCAGGTCGCCCGACAGCCTGGCTTCGGGCTGGACGGCGCGACCGGTGAGCAGTTGCACCTGATCTACCAACTCTGCCAGCGCTATCGGCTCGATCCGTTGCTGCACATCACGCTGTTTCGCGATCGACCATTCACCACGATCGACGGGCGCATCGAGCTCGCCAAGCGCCACCCGGAGTACCGCGGCTTTCGCACCCGACCGCTCAACAAGGACGAAAAGGCGGCGTGGGACTACAAAGCGGACGACCTGGTGGTGGAATGCACCATCACTACGAAATCGTGGGGCGACATCACCTCGCGCGGCAAGGTGTCCGCCGTCGAGCGTCAGAAGAACTCGCCGCTCGGCACCAACCCGCAGGAGATGGCCGAAAAGCGCGCCATCGCGCGGACGTCGCGGCTGGCGTTCGGTCAGTCGGCGTACCTCGACGACGACGACCTCGAGCAGGACGATCCCCAGGAGCAGGCCCGCCTGGCCCAGCGCTACACCGAGATTTTCTCAGAAGAGGAGGACGAACCGTACGTGCCGACGCGCGAGCGCGACGTCACCGACAAGCAGCAGGCCTCGGCGATCGTCGACAAGGCCCACGCCGCCGCGCGCCAGCGCGAGCTGGACCCGGCCGAGATCGACCGCCAGCGTCGCGAGGAGGGCTTGATTAGCTAATCATGTCGCGCTGGTTGCTGGTGGAGCTCGAGCCGGACCTGGCGAAGCACTACACGACGCGTACCGCTGTGTGGCGTCTGATCAAGCTCACGCCGGGCGTCAAAGCGATCACCGACATCAGCGCCATGAGCCGACGAACGTTAGATGCATGGCTGGGCGAGTGGTTCCTGCCCGATGACCAGGTGCTGCTGCCAACGAAACCACGAAGGCGATGAGGTGGCCTATATCCAATCACACCAATCGCTCGGGCACCACCGCAAAACGTTGCGGATGGTCGACATGCTCAAATGCGATCGGCACAAGCTCATTGGCCATCTGCACGAGCTGTTCTGGTGGGGGCTCGACAATGCCGACCGGCAGGGTGTCATCGGTCGCGTGCAGACGGTGGACATCGCCGATGCCGCAGGTTGGCGGCTGAAGGATGCAGAGCGCTTCGTACGCGCGTTACTGGAGTGTGGTGGTGAAGGACACCCCGGATTCTTGGAGATAACAGACGTGGGCTACGTGCTGCACGACTGGTACGACTACGCCGGCAAATTGAACGACCAGCGCGAACTGCGGCGGGAGTCCAACCGCCGCGCCCAGTCAGCATACCGTCAGCGCTTACGAAGGGCTGACGATGCTGACAGTAAGCACCCTACCGTACCGGAGCGTAGCGTACCGGAGCGTAGCGTACCGGATCCCCCCCCTTTCCCCCCCCATGACGTCAGCGCTGACGCGCTGAGCACGAACGGTCGCGAACTCGGACCGCCAGCGTGTTGCAGCAAGTTCGCCGCGACGGGGTCCGCGCATCTCGCCTCGTGTGTTCGACCCGAGCGTCCGCATGACAACTAGCGCCTGGCAGCACAAGCGACTGCGCGAACTGGCCCGACGCATGGTGGCTCTCGAGGCCCAGGCCAAACGCTTCGAGCTCCTCGGCGACCAGCGCCGCGCCGACGATTTCTGGGCCCGCCGCGAGACCGTCCAGTGGATGCGTTCCCTGCTGCTGCGCGACTGCTGGGCCAGCACTCCCCGCGAGTCGTCACTCGTGAAACAATGAGCCATGACCCGCGGCGTGCCCCACTCCCCGGAGCTGCGCGCCCAGGTCCTGGCCGCCATCATCGCCGGTGCGACCATCAACGAGACTGCACGCCGCTTCAACCTGGACACCGGTCTCGTCTCACGCTGGGCCGCCGCGGATGCAGCAGTTGCAGCAACACGCGCCGGGATGGAGCGCACACCCGAAGTGCTGGAGGCGATGATCTTTGACCTCGTCGCCGAGCACATCACGACGCTTCGCGCTCAACTTCAAGCGGCCGCCGCCCATGCCTACGTTCAGAGGCAAACCGCCGGAGAGCTTGCCGCCTTACTGGGCGCCGAGCGGGATACGCTCATTCGACTTCTTAGCGGATTCCGACCAGTCGAGCCCGAGCCACGATCTGAGCTCGCTGGACCTGCCGACACTCCATCCGGCGCAGCAGCGGATGATTGTTGAATCCACACGCTTCAACGTGGCCGTCTGCGGCCGGCAGATGGGCAAGACCACGCTGGGTATCGAACGCACCGCGCGCGGCGCCGCGGACGGATTGGCGTGCGCGTGGTTCGCGCCGACATTCAAGTTCCTCGAGCAGTCCTGGCGCACACTCCGCGAGATACTGGCACCGGTGACAGCTGCAAAATCTGAGCAGCAACACCGGCTGGACCTCGCCGGTGGAGGATCCATCGAATGCTGGAGTCTGGAAGATCCGGACGCCGGTCGCGGCCGGAGGTACGCGCGGATTGTGGTGGACGAAGCCGCGATTGTGCGCGACCTGGAGCACGTCTGGCAGGCGTCACTCCGCCCGACGCTGAGCGTGCTGCGCGGCGACGCGTGGTTTTTATCCACGCCCAAAGGACTCAACTATTTTCACCAGCTGTACCAGCTCGGCCAGGATCCGCTGGAAGGGGAATGGGCATCCTGGCAGATGCCCTCCTCCGCCTCGCCGTTCATCCACGCCGAAGAGATCGCCGCGGCCAAGGCGGAATTACCGGAGCGGGTGTTCGCCCAGGAATTCTTAGCGGAGTTCCTGGCACTCGAGGGCGCCGGCGTGTTCCGCGGCGTCGACGCCGTCGCTCGGCTCGAGCCGCAGCCGCCGGCCCAGTTTCACCAGTACGTGTTCGGCGTGGACTGGGGCCGCTCGAACGACTTCACGTGCATCAGCATCCTCGACGCCAGCACGCTCGAGCAGGTCGCGCTCGACCGGTTTACGCAGATCGACTGGGAGTTCCAGTCCGAACGCCTGCACCGCTGGGCTGACCTGTACCAGCCGCGCGCCATCGTGGCCGAGACCAACGCGATGGGCAACCCGCTCGTCGAGCGTCTCCAGCAAGGCTACGGTCGGGTGTACGGCGACTCGCGGCGTGCGCTGCCGATGCAGCCGTGGCTGGCCACCAACGCGAGCAAGGCGGCGGCCATCCAGAGCCTCAGTCTAGCCATCGAGAACGGCGATATCACGCTGCTTGACGACCAGGTGCAGACGGGCGAGCTGCTGGCGTACGAAGCCGAGCGGTTGCCGAGTGGCGTGCTCAGATACGGCGCGCCGCAGGGCCAGCACGACGACACGGTCATCGCCCTGGCGCTGGCCTACTTGGGGGCGAGCGTGCCGCAGGTCACCACCCGCTCGAGCTACGCGTTTTCGAGCCGATGAAACTAGTGACCGTGTGCGAGGAGGGCCTGAACCGCAGCGTGGCACTACCACCCCGACCTGGTGCGCCGGCTGCGCCTGTTCCCCGCCATCGAGTGATGCGCCGGCGCGTGAAACGTTACCCGTGAAACATTGGCGTTACACTGGCGCACAGCGTGGCAGCTGACGATCCGCCGACCGCGTCGTATCTGTGCGAGCTCCAGACGGAGATGTACGACAGGTATCGGCGTGACGACGTGCAGATCGACACCACGCGCGCCCAGCGCGAGATGCGCATCCCGGCCATGATGGGCGCCGACGAGAAGTTTTCGCTGGTCAACGTCGACCCGCGCGACCCGGACGTCAGCGAGGAAGGTTTTCAGCAGACGGCGATGCTCACGCTCGAGCGGCCCAAACTGCACCTGGACGGGGGCGAGTCGGACACGGCCCAGACCGCGGCGTCGCAGCGCGAGCACTGGACCGAAGAGACGCTGTGGACGTGCGGCTCGCGCACGCCGGGCCAGGACACCATGACGTTCATCACCGATGCGGCGCTCAACGACGGTGGCGCGTGGTCAAAGATCCTGTTCCTGCCCGACGCGTGGGACAAGCGCTATGCCTACCCGGCGCCCAACCCTGGCGAGAGCTACGAGGCCTGGCAGCACTACGACAAGGCCACCGAGGACATCAAAAAGACGTGCGGCCCACCGTTCACCTGGGAGTTCGTCGACCCGCGCACGGTCTACCCGGACACCATGGGCGGCCGCGTGTGCGAGGTGCTCGAGGTCACCGACCGACCCGTCAGGACGACGTTCCGCCGCTACCGTTTAGGGCTGGACGGTGACGGCAACATCGTACCCGAGGAGATGGGCCAGCCGCAGGCCTCCAACGCGTGGGGCGCCAACCAACGGCCCATCCTGCCGACGTCACTGACCATGATCGAACATTGGGATGAGACTTGGTGTTTCCCAGCCGACACGCTCGTTGCGTCAGACAGCGATCTCGTCGGGGCCCACAAACGCTGGTACGAGGGGGAACTCGCGACCATCCGCACCGCCCGCGGATACGAGTTGTCCGGTACCCCGAATCACCCGGTAATGACCGAGCGTGGATGGGTCCCGCTGGGTCAACTCAAACAGGGCGACCGCGTAGTCAGCCGCACGTTCCGTGAGCAGGCCTCGCCGCGGTATCCACACCCACAGGACCGTCAGGCCCCAATTGGTCAGGTATTTGGTCTTCTTGAGCGCCTGGGCGTGCGCCAACGGCGAATGGGGTCCGTAAAGGATTTCCACGGCGACGGGCAGGATCGCCGCGTCGATGTTGTACGGACCGAACGCCTTCTGTGGGATCGGGTCAAGACCTCGCTCGCGCAGCCAGTTCACGATTTCGCGCTCGCCCCTCCCAATCATGACCAGCGACTGCTCGTTGCTGAGGGCCTGTCGTTCGAGATGCGCGGCGGATCGCGGCTTGCCGCGGATCGCGGCGTGCCCCTTCTCGGCAGCCGCGGCCAGAACCGCGCGCTGCTCGGGGGTCATGCGTTCCCACCTGATGCGCGCCGCTTCGAGGTTGGTGCGCGTCAGGCGTCCCGCGCGACGAATGACCGCGTTGATGTTGCGCGTGTTGTGGCCCAGCTCGGCGGCGATCTGGACCGTCGACTGAGTGAGGTCGAAATAGCGGTGCAGGACATCGACTGGGTCGATAACGCGGCCGCGGGCGTCCCACATTATGCGTCTAGCCTCGCTCGCCGAGCGCATCGGAATCCCGGCAGCTTCCAGCCGCGAACTGATGGTGCGGTGCGCAACGCCCAGGTCGTTGCCGATCTGGACGGAGGACTGACGGAGTTCGACGTAGCGATGGACGATGTCGTCCATGTCGAGCGGAAGCAGTGGGCGGGGCACGTTTTTAACCTTGAGAGTATAGGTCACACGTACAGCGCCAACGGCATTATTGTGCACAACTGCTCGTGGTGCGTGGCTGGCCAGAACTACAAGTCTGAGCCGACCGGCCAGGTGGTCAAGCAGTTCAAGCACAACTACGGCTTTCTGCCGTACGACTTCGCGCCTGGGCTCTGGATGAACTTCTGGCGTAATCGCAAGGTGGGCTGGGGTGTGTCGCAGACGAAGCTGTGGCTGGTCCAATATCGCCAGTATCTGCGCGCCATGCACGCGCAGTACGTCGCTCGCGACTTGCTCAGTCCGCTGGTGACCTACGGCGACTCGAGTGCCGCGCCGGTGATCGGCGACGACGGCAAGCCCCGCGATCGCGACCCCGGTCCGCTCCCAGGCGAGGTCATCAACCTGGGCCCCGGTCGCCAGTTGCAGCGCATCAACTATCCCGACGCGACCACGCTGGAAAAGCATATGCAGTTGATCGACAACGCTATCCGCGAGCTCGAGAGTCCGCGGGTGACCACGCTGAGCGGCATGGAGGGCGCCGGCTTCGCCATCTCGCAGGTGCTCAGCTACCAGCGCGTCCGGGTGGGGCCGATCGTCAACAACATCGAAGCTCTCTTGAAACGCCAGACCGAGAAGTTGTGGGACCTGGCGCAGAACAAGGTCCAGGAAAAGATCTGGGTGGGCTACACCGGCCAGTCGTCCAAGACTGGCAGCGGCTACATCGGCCTGGGGCCCGACGACTTCGCGCGGCCGGTGAAAATCGAGTGGGACGTCAAGCAAGAGCTGCCGACCGACGACCTGATCAAGGCGCGCTACGCGCACGAGCGGTTGCAGGCCGGCACGTGGGGCAGCGACGAGGCCGTCGACTATCTGGGCGACAACCCGGACGAGATCCGTCGCTCCAAGGCGCGCGATCGCATCCGCCAGTCGCCGCAGTACCAGCAATGGCTCGATCAGCAAGTGTTCCAGTTCGCGGGTCGCGGCGACATCCTCGGGGCCGCCGCACAGGCGCAAGCCATGGCAGCCCAGGGCCAACTGCCGGGCGCCGCGCCTGGGACACCCGGTGGTATGGCGACGCCAGCACCGGGTGTGTTCGAGGGGGGTGGGCCAGGCGCAGGAGGGGTCCCAGACCTGGCCGCACTCGCCACGGCGCCGAATGGAGCCGGCGCCTTACCACCACCTGGTCAGCAGGTGATGCAGGGCGCCGCGCAGAACGTCGGCGCGCCGGGAGCAGGAGGAGTGTAGAGACGATGGCAGACAAATCCGGTGGCTGGAAGCCGCCCTCAGGACGCGAGCATCCACCGTTCAAAGGTGGCCAATCGACGAGCAAGATCGGCAGCGGCCACGACTGCGGACCGATGACGACCAGCGACACGAGTGGCAAGGGCGGCCCGCACGCCAACGCCGTGGAGCGGCCACCCAACGGCATCAAGACGAAATAACCATGCCGAAAGCGAAGAAGTGGACCGAGGCGAGCGACGCCGCGGCCGACAAGCGGGCCGGCATCAAGCCGGGTAGCGCCAGGGACAACGCCCTCGACCGGGCTCGAGGGGTCCCGGTGCGCAAGCCGCCCAAGAAAGGCAAGTAGTCGCGTGGCCGAACATTGGATTAAGGGCGCCATCAAACGGCCAGGCGCGTTCACGGCGAAGGCCAAGAAGGCCGGCATGAGCGTCTCGGAGTACGCCAACAAGGTCGGCAAGCCAGGCTCGAAAGCCAGTACGCAGACCAAACGCCAGGCGGCGCTGGCCAAGACGCTGAGCAAACTGCGGAAGTAGCGTGCCGCCGCAGACGGACACCGAGGCGCTGAGAAACTCGCTCACTCGCGAGGTGACCAACGACGCGTACGCCATCTCGAGCCAGATCTTCAAGGGCCAGGAGCCCGACGTGGCGCGCGTCAGCAACGAGCAGGTCGACGCGCGCTACCGCCAGGCGTTTGCAACCAATGACCGCACCTATCTGCAGCAGGAGGCGGTGCGCGACCCGGTGCAGTTCATGGCGAGCATGCAGCGTCTGGGCGTGACGATGCCGGCCGGGCAGGAGATCACGCCCGATCCGAAGCTGCCCAAGGATGCCAAGGCCAACGTGCCACTGCCGAAGCCGCCGGAGTCGGCGACGCAGACGACGTACGACCAGCTGCAGCAGGTACCAGCCCCTGCTCCGG